CTATTCAGACTCAGGGCAGCCACATAAATTCTATCAAGAATATATGATGGAAGTACAAAGTGAAGATCATTCAGTATTTAATAGAGATCATATTAAGTATTGGGAAGGTACTTTCTTTCATAATGAAAATGAAAGTATCTCATATATTATCCATGAGAATGGAGATATATTACCTATTACTATCTTTACAGGTGTAGATACGGCAACAGATATCAATAGAAGAGATAGTGATTATTCAGTTATTATCACTATTGGTATTGATAGTTATAATAGGATTTATGTTTTAGATTATATTCGACAGCGTGGTCTTCCTGTACTTGGTATACAGGCTCATGAACAAAAAGGAATTGTAGATCATATATTTGAGGTTAATGATACTTACAGACCAAGTCTTTTTGTAATAGAAGATACAACAATGTCAAGACCTGTTTTTCAAACTCTTAAATCTGAGATGATGAGAAGAAATGATTTTACTGTTAAATTTAAAGAAGAAAAGCCTGGAACTAGACAATCTAAAAGAGATAGGATACAATCTATTTTAGCTCAAAGATTTTCAGTAGGGCAAATATATATAAAGAAAGAACATTATGACTTACATCGTGAAATTATTACATTTGGGCCAAGGATGGCTCATGATGATACTATTGATGCATTGGCATATGCATGTTTACATGCTCATTCTGATTCTAATATCAAAATGAACAAAGATGGTTTATATAAAAAGAAATCTCCAGTTCCTAAATCATGGGTGGTTGCTTAATGGATATTGAAAGTAAATTAAAAGATTTAGAGGAGAGAATTATTGACTTAGAGTTAATGTCACATGCTCCTAGAGATTTTGTAACTTGCAATGATTGTAAAAAGAAAATTAAAGAGAGAGAGTAATGGCTAAAAGAAAGCGTAAATATAAAGGTGTTAATGATAAGACAGCAGATAGAATATTAAATTTATTTGAAATATCAGAAAGTGGTCTTCGTCAGCAATGGGAATTTATCAATCAAAAAGGTGCTGATTTTGCTAATGATAATCAATTAACTGCTGAAGAAACTGAAGCTTTAGAAGCCCAAGGAATGCCTACATTTACTATAAATAGAATTATACCTGTGGTAGAAATGTTAAACTTTTACGCTACCGCTAATCGGCCTCGGTGGCAGGCTATCGGGGCTGAGGGTAGCGATACTGATGTAGCCGCTGTTTTTTCAGATATAGCAGATTATATATGGTATCATTCTGATGGAAGTGCTTTAATGTCAAATGCTATTAATGATGCAGTTACTAAATCTGTTGGATATTTAATGATTAATGTAGATCCTAATGCTGATCGTGGTATGGGAGAGGTTATATTAGAGCAGCCAGATCCATTTGATGTATTTGTTGATGCTAAATCTAGAGATATATTGTTTAGAGATGCTGCATATATAATGATAAAAAAGGTTTTACCATTAGGACATTTAAAACAAAAATTTCCTGATAGTGCAAGAAAAATTCATAATATATCTGCAAGACAAGATCATCATGGGAATTTATCTACAAAGACGTACGATGAAAATCAAAAAGACTTTACATATAAAGATGTTATTTCTGGGATGGGTGGTGGACATACGAGTGGAGCTCAGTTCTCTGGTGTAGATTCAGCAGGAGTAACGCATACTGCTGGAACTAATATGAGAAATTCTATTCAATCTAATGAACATGATGAAAAATTATTGGAGTATTTTGAATGTTACGAAAAAGTAAAATTACCTTATATGAATGTATTTTACAGGGTGTTACCAGATGAAGAGGTATTACAACAGATTAAACAACAGGTTGACATATATATTCAGGAAATGCAAGCTGAAATGCAGGTATCGTTTTTGGAAAAACAAAAGCAAATGCAAGATGCAGTAAAAAATGAGGAAATGCTTCCTGAGCGTATGGAATTAGAATTAAAAAAAGAGCAAGATTTAATGAACTCCCAATTAAGTACTGCTTATCAGACTAAAATGTCTGAATTACAAAATGAAGCATCTAAGGTGGAAAATAAAGTAGTAACTGCAAAAGAATATAAAGCTCTTGAAAAAGATGAAACATTTAAAGCGATGGTAATTGAGGCTGTTAAGTTCTATGATGATAAAATACAGCAAACTATTGTAATTGGAGATAAAACAATTTCACAAAAATATTTACCAGAAAAAATTACAGAGTATCCTCTTATTCCATTTCATTATAAATGGACAGGTACTCCTTATCCAATATCTGCTGTATCTCCATTAATTGGTAAGCAAAAAGAAATGAATAAAGCACATCAGCTAATGGTGCATAACGCTTCTTTAGGAAGTTCATTAAGATGGATGCATGAAGAAGGATCTATTGATACAGATTACTGGGAAAAGTATTCAGCTAGTCCAGGTGCATTATTACCAATTAGACCAGGTGCTCAAGCTCCAACCCCTGTAATGCCAGCTCCTATAGTATCAGCTTTTGGACAAATTGTAGGAGAAGGTAAGGGAGATATGGAATATCTTGCTGGTATATATGCATCTCAACAAGGAGATACTGGTGCTCAACATGAAACATATCGTGGTATGTTAGCAATGGATGAATATGGAACAAGAAGAATTAAGTATTGGTTGAATAATTGTATAGAACCATCGTTAAGACAGGTTGGTAAATGTGTTATGCAATATTCACAAAGTGTATATACTAGTAATAAAGTATTTAGAATTATACAACCTAATGCATTGTTAGAGCCTAAAGAGGTTGAAGTCAATATACCAATGTATAATGATATGGGCAAAGCTGTAGGCAAGTATATGGACTATGAATCAGCACAGTTCGATGTTCGACTTATTGCAGGCTCTACAATGCCTGTAAATAGATGGGCATATTTAGAAGAATTAAAAGAATTAATGCAACTTGGCGTAATAGATGATATAGCATTATTAGCGGAAACTGATATTAAAAATAAGCAGAATATCGCAGAGCGTAAGAGTAGATTAGCTCAAATGCAAGGCCAAGTATCTGCAATGGAGGAGCAAGTGAAAGAAAAAGATGGAACAATAGAAACATTGACCAGACAGCTTGTTCAGGCTGGCATAAAAGCAAAGGTATTACAAGGTGGGGCTGAGGTCGATAAAAAAGTAAATGACACAAAAGCAAGGCTTGAGAAAAGCTACTTGCAAACTGATTCTCAACAAAAAATTCTACAAGCGATTGAAAAGGCTGAGAGTGAGAGATTGAGAAAAGATTTGCAAAAACAAGTAGCTGACTTGACAGGTAAACAAAAACAATCATAAATTAGGAGGCTAGAAATGGCTGAAGATAAGAAGCAAAAGGGTAACCTAGACATGGAGACAGTAATGCAAGGCGATACTGACCAGTCTAGCTCTACGGATGCTTTCTTCGATGCGTTAGAAAGTGACGTGAATAGTGCGATTACGCACGATAACTCTACTGACAAAGAACAGGTAACCCCTCAAAAAGAGGGCTCCTCGGAAACTGGTAATAGTGGAGAACCCGTAGAAGAAACAAAGACGGAACCCAAAATGGACTGGGAAAAGAGGTACAGCGATTCTTCACGGGAAGCACAAAGGTTAAATGCCGAGCTCAAAGAGCTCCAACCATTACAACCATTGTTAGAGGTAATGAAAAAAGATCCAAATTTAATTCCTTATATTAAGGATTACTTGGAACAAGGCGGTAAGCCTAACCAAAGTGTTCAAGATAAATTGAAATTAGATGAAGATTTTGTTTATGATCCTCATGAAGCTGTTACCAATCCTGAATCTGACTCTGCTAAAGTTATGAGTCATATGGTGAATGAGCAAGTTAATCAGCGAATGCAAAAGCATTTAGCCGCAGAAAGACAAAGAGTTCAAGCTGCAAGGGCTAAATCTGAATTGCACAAAGCTGAAGAAGACTTTAAAAAACGCCATAAACTAACTGAAGAGCAGTTTAAAGATTTTCAGGAAAAGGCGAAAGGTCATAGAATGACTTTAGATGATGCATTCTATCTGGTGAACCGAGACAAGGTCCAGCAAAATGTTGCAAATGCATCTAAAGAAGAGACTTTACGCCAAATGAAGAATGTACGTGATATCCCAACATCACAAGCTAGTACTAATAATGCTGGTGAAGTGGAAAAATCACAAGGCGATCGTATCCTTGATGTTTTAAAGGATCTTGATGGCGGAGTTGATGGACTGTTTGGATAGTACATTAAAACGAGAAGTCTAAAATAAATAATAAAGGGGGGATAAATCATGGCTGATTTATTTCAATTAAGTAACCTGACTGTTACCGATGTTGACTCACCTTCGTCTGCTGGATCTGGTTTAGATACTGGCGATCTGAGGCGAAAGTATAACTTCGGTGATCAGGTTTCTGAATTAGCTATTGCACAGGATCCGTTTTTCAGATTCGTGTCAATGGTATCAAAAAACCCTACAGACGATCCGTCATTTAAGTTTACTGAACGTAGACCTTCGTATCATAAGCGTTTTGCATATGTAACTAATCATGGCACATCAGCTCCTGCTTCTTTAGCAGGAACAGATGCTAGTGTCGGTGCAGGCAATGTAGATGCTGGTGATTCATATTATTTCTGTATGTGTGCAGATTATAAATCAGAAGGTAATATTCAAACTATGTTTGGAAATACTTCAAATGACATCTTAGTAGGTGCAAGTGGCACACAGCCACAATTCTTTCTACCAAATCAGTTAATCAAAATTCCTTATGGGGATTCTAGTGCAACTTTTTCTGGTGGAGTAATAGATGCTCTAGATGGATATCTTGTAGCAAAAATCGATACTGTAGATACAAGCAGTGTAAGTAATGCAGCGATACTTAAAACTACTATAGTTAAAGGTACTTCTGCAGCTGTAGAACTTGCTTCTTATTACGCAGCTGGTGATGCACTCGATACTGACAAGGATATATCTAGCTTAAGAATACATGACCAGCTTGAACCTAAGCGTTCTTATGTAGTAGGTACTGCACATGCTGAAGGTTCTGGTTATCCTGAAACTTGGAAAGATCAACCATTTAGTACAAGTTATGGACAAACTCAGATCTGGAAAACAAGCATGGCAATGACTAATACTGCTAGAGCTACTTCTTTGAAGTATGATTCTAGTGAGTGGGCTCGTGTATGGAAAGAAAAGTTAATCGAGCATAAGTGGGACATTGAACAAAGTCTCTTATTTGGAAGTCAGTATAGCTCTGGAGGTATTAATTATACTCAAGGTGCTGTTGATTTTGTTACTTCTATGGGTAACCAATTCAGCTGGTCAACTTCTAAATCACAAGATGATTTCTTAAATGATATGTCTAGCTATTTAGATCCACGTTATAATAATGGTAATGCTACTGTATTCTTCTGTTCAACAGATGTATACAACTGGTTACACAAACTTGGTGGCTATGCAATGAATAATGTGCAAATATCGCCAAATTA